TCTTCAAACAGTGCAGTATTTTTATAAAATGCTTCATACAAGTCAGGTACCTCGTTGGGGTCAAAGAAAGTTATGTTTTCTTTATTCTTGAAACGTCTCCAGAAAAATGCACTAAGAACGACTCCATAATCCATATGTCGTACCCGTGTTTCTTCTGTGCCTTGATTATTTTTAAGAACAATAAGATCATCAAACTGCAGATGCCAAATGGGATAGAATACAGTAGCACTTGCATTGCGGATGCCTCCTTGTGAGCATGAACGTAGATCACCGAACCACTTCTTCAAGAAAGGTATCATGCCGGTGTGCATGATCTCTCCGCCGCGAATGGGCGAACCTAACGGACGCAATCTTCCAATCTCGAGACCAATGCCGGCACGTTTGCTGGCATACTTGGCCATCATCTCTCCTGAAGCAAATATACTATCCAAGTCATCATCGCTCCGTATAAGGACACAACTCGAAAATTGCTTTGTAGGAGTACCGAGTCCAGCAAGTACAGGAGTAGCAAGAGTAAAGAGACCGTCAGAAGCCGCATTGTAATATTCTTTGATGTATCGCATTCTTGCGGTGTTGGGATCTTCTTTGTGGAACACTGTGGCCGCTGCCACCATGTATCGAATTTGAGGTGTTTCATATGTTTCCTTGGTGGCACGATTTTTCACCAGATACTTTTCAATCAACTGTTCAATCGCAGCATAACTCAGACTCTCATCCTTGTCATGATCGATCATGTCCTGCATGCGGTTCCAGTCATCCTCGCTATACCATTCCAACAGTTCCGGAGTGTACAGACCAGTGGCCACATTCTTCTTGACGATCTCATACAAGTGGGGAGGATCATAACTGCCATAAACATCTTTGCGTAGCATGGATAGGCGTTGTTTGCCGGCCACATACTGATAGTTAGTATGCCCTACATCAGGGTTTGATTCCACATCAATCAGATCCACAATGGCTCTGAGTGTGATACCATCAATCTCTTTGGTAGTGATACCATCATAGAAATGCATCTGTGCCTTGATCTCTACCATGCTTTGACTTACGTCTGCTATGCCTGCACATACCTTGGCAATCTGTGTCTGCCATTTTTCCAGTGCCAGTGGCTCTTTGCGGCCATTACGTTTGATAACTGTGATCTGTGTCATTTCTACTCAATATAGTTGTTGTTTTATTTCGCTCTGTGCGATGTGATGTTTGCTTGTTTGAAGACTGGTATTTAACTCAAGTTCCGTTCCCCAATTCAGTATATATTTCCCGCCCTGAATCTGGACTAAATTGCCCTGTTCGGTCTCTATCAATTCAGCGTCTTGTATGTCATCACGATCTAGCACAGTGATAGTATACATGATTCCCAGGGCACGAGCAAGATCACAATAGATGTTGTCACTCAGAAGTTGCCAGGGATCTGGCCAATCCAGCCGATCGTCCCAGTGCAAGTGATATGCACGCCAGGGTGTTCGTTGCCACCAGGCATTGATTTCTTCGAGAGCGTCGGAGGTAGGAAGATCTCGAACACGATCTCGCAATGCTGTCCACGCCTCTAGGCGTTGTTCAAAGGTTGAACCCCACATTAGGCAAGTCGAGTTATTGAATAATTTAAAGTTGCAGCAATGCCCGTGTTAGTGGTCGAAGATAACCAACTGACCTGACCTGCTATTTCTTGTACACCAAATGTCACCCCAGTTGATGCGTTTTGGAAGCCAGCATCATTGCTGGTCAGGCCAGTGCCAGCATTGTCTGTTCCGGCCACGATGGTGAAAACTCCTGTGCGTGTTCCTGTGTCTCTGACCACGGTGTAATTGATCTGCACAGCTCGGACATCGTCGGCGTCAAAAGTAAAAATCACTTGATTGATTACATTGTTAGCCACGGTGGCCACAGTACCAGTCTCGCGTGTGTATGTGCCCAATTGCATTTGGCTAGCACCATCAAATGCTATGCTGATACCATTGTTGATATTGATGCGAGGATAAGTTCCCGAATAGGCAGTGGTGCGTTGGAACATGTCACCGATGCTGACATTGTTGGCACCCAAAAAACTGATTACTGCAATGGCCGGCGCAGTGGTGCCATTGAAGTGATTGCCTACATCATAGAACATGTTGTATCCGCTGGCATTCATCCCGGTGTTGGCAGCGATGTGGATGCCCTCGGCATAGATGTTGTCAAACACATTGCCCAAGATGCGGAATCCTGTGGGACCACCATTTACTGGGGCAGGATCTCCCAGTTGGATACCTTGATACAGTGTGTCAAATGTGCTTTCTGTGATCAGCACACCTTGAACTTGATTGGGAGTTTCGAGTGCCCAAGTGGTACCGCTAAATGTGCATCTGCGGAAAGTGATACTGTTGCATATCAGGCTCGGTGTGGATGCAAAATGCACACAGGCTATGCTGTCTAGTTGATCAACCAGATCTGCCTCTACCAGTGGTCCCTGAAAACTCACGTCCATAAAGGTACATTGTTCAGCATCTTCCACAAGGAATATGTCCACTAGATCCAGACTCTCAAAACCCATGTTGGATATTGAAATGTCCACAGGCGGTGTTGCACCATTGTTGCCGATGTTCACACCGGTCTGTTGTAGACTGTCGCCAAATCTTGCCACATACGCACTCAGGGCAGAAGTGGCGCTGGAAGAGTCCATCACAATCACACTGGAATTGATACCTTCACCGTACAACGTGGCATAAGGTGGAATCACGATGGATTCAGTCACCAAGTATCTACCTGCTGGAAAGAACAATGAACGACGTATCTGTGGATTGACTTCTCTGCAATACAGCTGATATAACGCACGGTTGATGGCCTCGGTATCGTCTGTGACTCCATCACCCACTGCACCAAAATCCAGCACAGTGGCAAATTGATCCAGCCATTGCTGGAGATTTAAACTGATCGGGCTGCCGGAAGTGGGGCCGGTCTGTACTGTGTATCCGGCAGCTTCGCCCCGATAGGTGTAGGCGCCATTTACCAACAAGAAGTCCGAGAATTCTGTTAGAACTTCGGTGTTTCCAATCACCGGAGCACCGTCTTGTAGCGTGCCATTGCCAATGAACAATCGGCGTTCATCGGTTGCCCAGCCTAATTCTGCGCCGGCCAATTGCGGCAGATTTTCTGCTAGACCTTTACGGTTTGTTATTCGTGATACTTGAACTATTGCCATGGGAGTCCTAATTCTGTGCTGTATTTAGCCAGAATCTGTCAGGCAGTCTAGATGTGTCGGGTGTAGTATTCTTCTACCTTGCGCCACCACAAGTCACGATAACGATCGTATTCTGTGCCTTCAAGAATGAATTCTTGATATTGTGGCTGACTGATGAGATTGTGATGTTCATCAACATCGGGTTTCACACACATCAGGATCACACCTTTGCGTATTTTTGTGCCGTGCAGTTCGTTGTGGGCTTCTGCATAGGCGCACAACTGCACAAAGTAATCATCGATCCATTCACGCTTCTTGGGCTTGTTGGTCTGCTTGTAATCCAGGATGGATTCTTCGTTGAGATGCATGCCAGCACCATCAGTTGTGCCTGCGTAGATTTTTGCAAAGTACAACGGAACTTCAATGCCCCAAAACTCCGACACATTTTTCAATCCATCACGGATCACAGTTCGGGCCATCTCGTGACTTGACCACGAAAAAGGATTGGTACCGCGTTCTTTGATCTCACCGGTTTTCACATAGTCTTCAAGATAGGTATGCATCCTGGTGCCACGATTGGCAGCCTCGGTGGTGATCTGTTGTGCTTTTTCTGCTCCCACAGCACGACGCCAATTGTGTAGTGCTGCTCGACTGGCTTCACTCTTGGTCTTGTCCAGAATTGTAGTCACCGACGGCAAGTTGTTGCCATCGGGTGTGGCATAGAATCTCTTACCCTCTATGGTCACCCGGGGTATGGGTTGATAATTGAATCTTGGATTGTACAAGTTAAACTCTAAAACTTTCTCCACACCCGCAGCGATCGCGCTCGTTAGGATTGGAGAATTCAAATCCTTCGTTGAGGCCTTGGCGAACATAGTCCACAGTCATACCTGAAAGATATACTTCGTGTCGTTTGTCCACTATCACAGAGAAACCTGGTTGAGCATAGTTTATCGTGCTTTCGTCGGCAGTGTGTTGGTCAACATATTCTAACACATAAGCCAGTCCAGAGCAACCTGTAGTTTTTACTGCCAACCGAATACCCACACCGCCGCGTTTTTCTAGCAATCGTTGTATTTTGATTCGAGCAGTATCAGTTAACGAGATCATATAGTCTAGCACGTTCTTGACGATAGATTTCTTGATCTTCAACAGATAGTAAATCCCATAGTTTTTTATTGTTAACCCAAGGTGTAGTATCTGTGAGCCGGTCCCATCTTGCAGTGGTTGATATATATTGAGCCCAAACTTCATTAGAAAATTCTTTGCTCCGTAATTGCCCAAGAATGGATTCAACGCTTTGTTTGAATGTAAAACTATTATGCCAGATCTGATAATCATGGTTGAGTAATGCTTGAACTTGTGCTGCTAGTTTTTCTTTTACTACTGTTGGCAAGGCAGCCAGAGCCAGATCGTCGGGCCGGAACAGTGTGTTATCATATATTCCGACAGGTCGTTCCGATAGTTTAAAATTTTCAAAGTAATCTAAAAATTCTTTGAGATAGGCGATGTTGTTTATATAAAAAGTTGGAGTTATGTGAAAAGCAAAATTTGATTTTGTTTCGGCCAATAATTTAAATTTTTGTAAATTTTCATGTATCTTCTCAAATTTAACCGGATATCTCACATAGAGAAAATTGTCTTCGTGTGTGGAATCTACGCTTATTGCCACTGCCACTCGTTTAAACGTATCACACCAAGATATAAATTTATCTTCGGAAAAAACCGATCCATTGGTTCCTATCTGTAGGGTGATCTTTTCACAGAGATTTTCTTCCTGCAACCAATCTGTTAATTTGTATAATTCTTCTTGTATGGTACCTTCACCACCCATTATGACTAATCTAAGCTCTTTATAAAGATCCACTTTTGATCTTATGTCTGACTTTAAGTTATCCCAATAACCCGGATCACTATTCATGGTTAGAGGAATGTTTTTCTTGTTATTCCAAATAGAATCATAAAGACTGCTGATATCAGCGTTGCACATTCTACAGGCCATGTTACATTTATTACCAAACATGAGAAACATGTAGAAGGATCTGATTTCTTTATTTTCTAAAAAATCATCCAACTGCTCCGGAGGAAGTTGCTTGATCGCTCTCTGCCTGCCGCTGAATTGTTGGTCTGATTCTTGTTGATGGCAAAGGTGACAATTCTTATCGACCTGCCCGGACTCGATATTTTTTTTAATTTCTATTACGCCGTTTTTTTCCGCAGAAGTATCATACCAACAACAAGGACTGACACGATTCAAGTCATAATGCACTTCTTGATATGGAATGCTGCATATATGTGGATTATCTGCTAACCAATTGTCAAAGTCAGCATGATAATCAAAAATTTTACTCTGTGGAATCATTCAATGCCGTTGACGGTAATCTGCTACTGCGGCTTTGATGGCGTCTTCAGCAAGGATGCTACAATGGATTTTGACTGGTGGCAGCGCGAGTTCTTCAGCAATGACTGAATTTTTAAGAGCTGCGGCTTCGTCCAGTGACCTACCTTTAACCCACTCGGTAACCAGACTACTGGACGCAATAGCACTGCCGCATCCGTAGGTTTTGAATTTTGCGTCTGTGATGATACCATCTTTTACCTTGATCTGAAGTTTCATTACATCACCGCAGGCCGGTGCTCCTACCATGCCGGTGCCCACATCGTCATCGTCCTTGGCGAAGCTTCCTACATTGCGTGGGTTTTCATAGTGATCAATCAACTGCGGAGAATAGGCCATGGTGTGTTTCCTTTAGTGTATGTTACACTATTTATTGTGCGGTGTCAATCAGACTGGATCAAACGCCGCGATTCTTTTTCAGTGCGGATTGTGCGGCAGATGCCACGATGTCTTGTGCTTGATTCACTGGCATAGTTACAGGTCCGGGTTCTTCATTGCCTTTGAATGTGAGTTCGACCGCATCCGGTTCCATTGGGTTGAATATACCATTCAGTGGTGCCTGCCCTACTAGGCTCTGCAAGGTATCTGGATCAATGTCTATGCCCATGCTCTGTGCTCGTTTGATAAATGCCGCCACGGGCATTTGCATTTTGGCCGAAGTGTCTTCAGCGCGACCCAAAGCAAACTGGGCCAGGGCCATGAGTCTGTCTGCTGTGTCGTCGGCTTCTACTTCCGTGATTCGCATTATCTGCGCTCGCGGCCCAGAGCTGCTGCCGGAGCGGCTGCACCGGGTTCCATGGGTTCGGTGGCTGCGATGTCTATCTGTTCTTCACCTTCTGGTGGAGGACCTGCCAGGCCCATATCGCCGCCCGGAGGCATCATGCCTGCATCTGCACCCGGCATGGCCACAGGACCTTGACCAGTGACCACACCCAATGCCTGTTCCAGTTGTTGCTTGCTGCCTTGCAAGTTCTGCACCAGACCACTGAGTGCTGCTTGAGCATCATTATTAAACTGTGCTGCTTGCTCTTGACCAATCTGGTTCTTGATGGAATCAACCAAGGCTGGCAGTTCTTTGAACTGCATCTCGGTGCTGTCTTCAATCATGTCTTGCATCTTGTCAACCATGTCTTGTGCAGCCAATACCACTTGAGCTTGTTGTACTTCGCCTTCGCTGAGATAGTAACCACCGTCTCGAGCACGACGACGCCATTCTGCCACAGTGGTAGTGGTCTTGGCAGCGTTGAGTTGATTTTGGAGGTCGGTGACTTCTTTTTTCTTTGCTTCTAGATCAGTTTCAAGTTTCTTTACTGTATCTACTTTTTGTTTAGCAGCCATTGCAGCAGCCTGTTGTGGATTTACACCAGCAGCGGGTGCTGTTCCACCTTGAGCTGCCATCTCATCTTCATAGATCTTTTCAGCCAAGGCCTGCTCCATCATCATGAGCTTGAGATAAGCCGGATCCTGTTCACTGTGATGGCGAGCAGTGCTGGATCGCACTTCACTCAACACACCTCGCACCTGGCGATACATGTTGTGCAGTTGTTTGCGATTGAGCGAATCAAATTGCACCTGTTGGTCAAAATGACCTTCAAATACCTTAGCGATTTGTTGTGTGGGGCGTGTTACGGCCAGTTCGTTTAGTTTCATCTGAGTTTCCTCGTAGTTGCCAGTATTTAGCCAAATTTATACATTTTGCCAGTTCTTTTTCCAGCACCTGGCTTTGCTCTTGTCTGGCAGTGGTCTTGTTGATCAAGTTTTCCCAGGTATGCCCGGATGTGCGCTCGGCCAGGCTGCGCCGCACATATATGTCATTTCGCAATCGTGTGATGGATTGATCCAGTTCTTTTATCTGTCTGGCTAGATTAAATCTGTGCAGGTTGTCTGCTATGCACCAGGCCAGAGCGGATTTTGTGCCCGAAAATGTGCCAACGTCATCATCTCTAAGACGCACTTGGAACAGGCCTTCCACAGGATGTATGGTGTATCTGCCAAACGCACGGTATTTTTCTCCGTCTTCGATGATCACTTGATCAAGGAGGCCGGGCAGTTCTCGCTCGGCCAGAGCAGCAAGTTTGCGGCTGGCTTTCATTTTAGTATGTACTGTGATATCAACCAACCCACGGTGCCGATGAGAAAACCAATGATGCCGATGCCCCAACTGATCAGTCGATCAGTTTGTTTTGCAGCCATTTTTTGCATCATGTCATGCACTTCCGTGACCATGGTTTTTACTGAACTCACGTCTGACTCAACATTCTGAATCTTGAGTTCCAACATGCGGTAACGCTCGGCACACAACTCAACGTGGGCTTCGAGGCTTTTCTTTTCAATATCGGTGGTGTCCATGAAGTTATTTATGCTCCGGGGCCTCAAACCAAATGTTCATATCTGGTCGCAACAGTGTGGTAAGTTCTTGTTCTACATAGTTTATCACAGGCACACCGGTACATGCTTGTTTCAGCCGACCCACCGGATCATTGTCAAGTCGAAACACATCTTCCCGATCTGTGTCAAAATCAAACTGCCAGCGGAGATTTTCCACCCGCACACGACTCACTCGCAAAGGTTGTGTGTAAAGACTGATCAATTGCATTATGGTTTCCCAGTTGCGTTGTTGATTTCTGCTTCGCAACCATGTGGCTTGATTGGTCACTGCCTGCCCTTGTTGATCTGTGATGGGTAAGATGTTGGGGCGAAAATGCCCGGTAACACCAGTGGGTCTACAATCAAAATCAGTTGTTACACGAATACTCAAGGGCATGGCGTATTTACGGCCAAAAAAAAGCCCTGGAAATAAACCAGGGCCTTGATCGTTCACTACTGTCTAAACTTAGACTGGAGCAAAGTTGGTTGCGCTTGTGACGAACGCAGCGTTACCGGCTGCACTGTTCAATTGCAGGTTCTGACCACCGGACGCTACTGTGGCACTGGTATTAGCAGTGGTCAACAATGTTGCTGCGGTGTAAGCACCTGTTGGATAGATAGCCAAGTTAAGAATTGTAGGTGCCGCTGGGCTGACCTGATACATTGCCACTGTGCTCTTGGTCTGGATGGCTTGAATCAGGTTATTGATGTAGCCATTGACGTTTGCCGATGAAGTTAACGCACCATTTGCTACCACGCTGAAGAAATCCAGCTTGGGGCCTTGGAAGTTGACCGATCCAGTTGCAGCGATGTTAGCTGTGCCTGCAATGTTACCATTGGCCGTGTCCATGTTGAACACTGGTTGTGTGGTACCGTTTGTTTGTGTAAATACTGCCATTTTAAAATCTCCTAAAAAGTGGGCTTTTGCCCTACTCTTATTTATGAAATTGGCAAAAAATCACGCCCTTGGCTAGTTGTTTCTAGCTTTGTTTCTGGCAGTAAAGTCAAATCTGTTGACCGCTTTGCCGTAGCCTGCAGGGGTGGCAAACACCCATCCTTCATTGCCCGGCACCTGTGCATCCAGTTTGCCCAGCAGATCCAGTTTGAGGTCATGCAGCAGTTCAAACAACAGGAACGCAGCAGCCAGGCCTTGCTCGTTTGAGGTAGGACTACGCAGATACTGTGCTATGTTGTTGACCTTTTGTGGTGTCTGTGTCTGTTGCAACCAGGCCATGAATCCTGGTACCAGATCACTAAAATCACCTGTGTAAGCAGCATGTCTTGGATCTACTCGTTTGTTGATGTAATCGATGGCCAACTTGGCAAGGTCAGTGATCTTCATGGCTCGCAGTTCCATGGGATTGAACAAGGTGTCTATGGCTGCTCGATTCTGGCGCAGCAGTGTTCGGATCTTCTTGGCTATGTCGTTGTTCTTGGGCACGGCTTGAGCATAGATAGGTTCTATCAAGAACAGTCCTGGCACAGGGTTGAACTTGACTCGGCTGAGGGGTTGCTTGGCAGCATCTGTATCTGCGTACATGGTATGCACTGCCACTCCCACATCACTGTTGGCTATTCTCTTGCCTATGTCACTGGCCACAGGAATTCTGTATGCTACTGTGTTAGGTTGGAATACGAGATTGCCTGCTTCTACCTCTGGTGTTGCGGTATACAGCAGATCGCCCTTGACATACCCACGGAAGTTCTCAGGTGTGGCCGCTTCAAGATACGGCCATATGGTTTCATATGTAGGCAACAAGGTTTGAACCCTGGTGGCAGCATTACCTTTGGCAGCGGCATTGGCATCTCGACGTGCCATGTCGTTGGCTATGGCGTCAGGACTGGTAAACAGTCCGTCGTAACCGGCTGCTGTGAATCCTGCATCATCTGTGAGCACAAACTCACCTGTGTCTGGCTTGCGACCAAACACCACAGCAGGCTTGCCATCCCATTTCACAGATCCGGTCTTGGGATCTGCATAGAAAGAGTCAGCTATTTGCAGTGCTCGATCCACACCTGCTGATCCGCTACGGAACACATAGTCTTCCAAGTGCTCAATGCCTTTGGCTTTGCCGCCCACCGCAGCAGGTTCTTGCTCGTAGAGATCGTATGATCGCTTGGTTTCAATCAACGGCTGCATACCTTGATTCACTATACGATCACGCAGTCTAGCCAGGAAGTTGGCATCACTTTCTCGCACAGTCATCTCAGGCTCTCGCATGCCTTCTTTGGCAAGATATTCACGGAAGTCTGCTACCTTGACATCACGGTCAGGATCATTGCTGAGTGCAGCATAGATTGATTCTACATTCTTTAGATTGTCACGAGTGGCACCGCGCCCTAACAACACACTGGCCACATAGTCAGGATCCATGCCATCTTGGACCAGTTCATTTGTGGCACGGGAGAACATACCGTTGGCACCCACCTTGAGTCCTTGCTGTTTGGCTATGCTGGACATCAGCACATTACGGTTCATGCCCTTGTATTCTGAATCCTCGCCGCCACTGTAGTAAAAACCGCCCCAGTCTAAGTTGGGAAAGAACATGAAGTCGGTCTGCACAAATCCACGATTGGCATCACCGGCGATGGGAGTACACAAATGCACCTCACCCTTTTTAACTACATATTCTCTAGGATCCAGGCCTTGGCTTTGCACAAATTGTGTGAGGATCCCGGCCAGCTGTTCTTTGCTTACTTCGTTTAGATCCACAGCAAGATCCAAGTCCCCAGATGTGGGTTTCTTACCAGTTGACCCCAGCCACCGATCCTTGGGAAATTCTATACCAGTCACTTGTTCTATCCAACGGATGGTAGCAGGCACATCCTGACGATTGATACGCTGTGTGCGCGGTTCACCGGTCTTGGTTTTGAATACATTTCCGCCTTCCAGCAGTTTATTGATTTGCATGACTACGCCTTACGGTTCTAGCAAAACGGTCTGCATCTCGGGTGCGGATGGCATTCAGCAGTTTGCGTGTGAGATTTTCTGCTTGATCTGGTGAGTAGGCAGCATCTATCTGTTCCAACAAGTTGATGGCACCAGCAATGATGTTTGATGCGCGGCTTTCTATTATCAAGTCGCGCTCACGCTCAACATACATGGAATCCAGTTCTTCCAACAGACTGCGGGTGCGTTTTTGCATTGCGTTCAAGGGCCTTTGAGTTATTTATTGCTTTTGCATCCGCATGCATCATTACAAATTATCAGCCGACCTTGCTCAAATGTAGGTATTTCCCAAGATTCGACAATTTTATTGAACCAGGAAATACAATCCGCAAGTGGTCTCTCTAGTGCGTTATTGTCACCAATCAATGGTCTGAACTGCTGGTTGATCGGTCCGTGATAAGTTCCTTTACCGTGAGTGAAAGTCTTAGGACTGAATCCAAGATAACAACAAGGATATACTTCTCCTATACTAGTGATATATAATGATTTTTTTTCTTTTACTTCACAACTGATCGGCCTAGGCGGTTGCCTATTCGATATTGTCTCAAATAACACTTCATCTTGGATTCTATTTTTCCATACCACTTCGAAATTTTGTTCTGTATGATGTGGTGTGCCCATCACATGCACTAGATTTTTATCTTTATCAAACACCGGCCCTCGATTTCTTCCATGATCTACTAAATTAAAAAAACTAAATCCCAGTTCTTCACTGAGCTGTCTAGCCTGAGCCTGTTGATGGCGATTGTGATCAAAATCAATCATTTTCCAAACTGCTCTTCCACCTGCTTCAATGAATATCTTAGCATTTTTTATCACAGTTGAATAAATTGTATTTTGTCTATAAAGACTATGAACTTCGTCTATCCCATCAATACAAAAATCCAGCACCACTTTGTTGCGAGCCAATGCTTGCCAAAAATTACGATCTCTTGCTCCACCATTGGTACTAATCCCTATGCGTAGGGCGGGTTGTGAAATTTAAAATATTCAACGATGGCAACGGTATCGTGATTCATCACAGCATCACCAAAGTTACCATTAATATTAACTTCTGTTATTTGTTTTAGAAATTCTGGTTGGAATATTTGTTTA